AAGCCACAGAAACGGTCGCAGAGCCGTTATCTATCTGAGGTCTAGCCAATGTCACCACGGATCGACCACCAGCGTTCAAATCGCCTGTAATGATTTGTCCCGTAGCGGGTGCTCCGTTGTACGTCATCACATAAGCGCCAGAAGTCCCACCAAGGAAATACTTGCCGCCCATGTAAAGAATGGAATCAAGGCTTACAGCCAGGGCATCAATGTTGGTTGATATTGAATCAAGACCCTCAAGCGTTGTAGCGGAGGTAGACGCATCAGAGATGTAATCAGTTCCAGCATCGCCGTAAGTCCACTTTTGTGTGGTGAAGTTGTAGATGATTAGCTGGCGCTGGGCAAATGTTGTTTTAAAGTTCCAGATAATCAGCTTACGTACAGGGTCAACCGCCGCACTCATGGAGTCAAATGCGCTTTCGTCAGCATTGGAGAAAAACCAACGGTCAACCTTCTCGGAGCCAATCGCTTTAATTTGTTGGCCGTCACACATATAAAAACCATCGTCAGACAGGAAAAAGCTAACGCCTTGAAGTTGAGCAATGGAGCCTGCTGCAATACATCCCTTACCACGGGAGATGTTGTCAAACTGGAAAATAAACGGCGTTCCCACATAGGTCATGCGGCTAATGCCCTTTTCCAAGAACACCAAACCAAACTCACCGCCACGGATGCCGACAATCTGGCCGCCATCAGCAATGTCTTGGAAGTCTGCTTGCGTTACTTGGCTTGAACCCCAAGAAGTTTCTGCATTAATGCCAGACCAACGCACTCGGCTTGGATAAAGCGTTGAGCTTTCAGTTGTAAACCCTGTGACTACAAAGTCACGAACAACCGTTATGAACTTGCACACAGGCGCAGTACCAGACAAATCAGCAAATGCTGTAGAAGTCCCCAATGTGAAGGCCTGTATTGGGTCACTGTTGTTTGTGCCAATAATGACGTTTCCAAACTGAGTAAACCTAAAACGATCATTGCTTGCGTTAGGCGTGTATCCACCAGTCTTTGACACGTTAGTCAAAGCGCCAACACCAGACACATCAAAAATTTTTGTTGAGCCAGCAGCAAAAAGTTTAGTTGCGTTTGCGGGTGTTTTACCAGCAACCAGAGTAGTCAGGTTTTCACTGGCAGCAGCAGAGAACCTTGCAGCAGTAGGCAAAGGCCCGTATCCAATAGCCTGAGAAACCACGTTCTTGGCATCAGTTAAAGCGCCAGAGATACCAGGCTGGTCAGGCATCCATTCGCCAAAGGTTAGTTTTGTTGTTGCCATGTGTTGTTTCCGTTTGCTATCTGCGCCCAAGAATTATTTGATGCCGGAACATCAGTCCAAGTGTTATCTGAAACACTTATCTCAGTCCATGTGTTTTCGTTGGTGGTGTCAGTGACCCAAGTGTTTTCAGAATCAGGCACTTCAATCCAGCTTTGTCCATTAGATGCCTGCGCCGTTAATGTCACCGTGCAATTGATAGACGAAACCCCGGCAAATATAGCATTAGCAGACGCAGCAAAAGCCGCCACACAATCCACACTTGCCACGCCTCCAGCAATAACATTGCCCAAAGCAGAAACCGTAGCCGAACAAGAAACATTTGCCACCGCATTATTAACAAGGATGGCGTTAGCGGATGCTGTTGCGTTGGCAGAGAAAGCAGCGTTTGCGTTGGCAATAAAGCCACCCAAAGCAGTTACGTCTGCCGAACACAGTATTGCGGCGTTTCCAAACTGTATCACCGCACCGTTTGCGGCAAAAGATGCAACCGCGTTAACAGAACCAGCAGCAAACTGAATTCTTGTTGCATCGGATACCACTGTTGCATCACACAGAACAGCGGCATCGGCAGTTCTAATTCTGATTGCGTCAGCAGAAAGATTAGCATTTGCAGTGACACTTGCGGAGGCATTTGCAACAAGTCCACCATTGGCCGACACGCTTGCGCTTGCGTTTACTGCTGCGCTTCCAGGTTGAATCCTTGTTCCGTCAGCCACTACGCTTGCAGTTGCGTTAACAGCGCCAGAAGCAAACTGAATTCTTGTCGCCTGCGCTGCTACTGCCGCCTCACAAACGACAGCAGCGTCAAAGAGCCTAACTCTAGTTGCATCAGCAGAGACATTTGCATTTGCGGCGACACTTGCATTACCGCCTGCAACAAGGCCACCATTGGCTGCTACGGTTGCATTTGCAGTTACTGCGGCACTACCAAGCTGAACAAGTGTGCCATCGGCTGTTACGCTTGCGGTTGCATTGACAGCACCAGAGCCGGACTGAACCCTGATTGCTTGCGCTGATACCGTTGCCGCACAAGAGACAGACGCATTGCCTTGCTGGACAAGAATGGCCGTTGCGCTAACAGAAGCAGAGGCGGTGACACTTGCGCTTGCAATCTGAACTCTGGCTGCGGTTGCAGATACGCTTGCAGAGGCAGAAATACTGGCAGAGGCTTGTTGAACAATACCAGCTTGTGCGGTTACTGAAGCACTTGCGTTAACCGATCCAGAGCCAATCCACAGCGTAACAGAGGTGTTATATAAATCGCTGTCAAGACTTAGCGTTAAGTCATCAATGCTGGCTTTAAGAAGATCGAGGCTATCAATAGTCCACGGAGGATAAAGCTCACCAGTACCACCAGCATTATCGAAAATGCCAGTGTCAAATATACCAGTGTCAAATATTCCGGCCATGAACTATTCCTTGAATTATTAGCAATCCTCGGCGTTCTCAAACCCGACTTGCAGTTTCAGGTCAGCATACAAACCGTCCATCAAGTTGCCTTGTGGTGTTGGGCAGTAGAAAGCGTGTTGTGCCACTTCCTGTGCGTTTGCTTGACGAGCATCAGCATTGGCAGACACTGACACTTGGTATTGCACCTGATCTTTATTGCCAAAGATGTTGGTGATACGGGCGTATGCGTCTGTGAATGGTACGCCTACGTTGCTTGTGGGGATAGAGATTTTCAGAGCCATTAGAAGGTCACCTCAGTTGTTTCGATTTTGCACACCCATCGGATTGTTGTTGATGCCGCACCAGTAACAGTCACAGCAATGCCACCGTTGGTCGTGTCAGCAGTGATAGCCAAGACCCATGTGACAGCACCGACATCTTGAGCAATAACAGTTGGAGTAACAGCCGCAACCAAAGCTGTTGTTCCAGCGTTAGCACCACGCTTGATTACGCCTTCAAACTTCCAGCCTGATGTAGTGCCGCCGCCAGTTACGTTGGCAATGCAAGTGCCTTGGAATGTGTATGCGCTGTTGTTGGGTAGGATGATTTGGTTTTGTGTGCCAGCAGCGCTTGTGTTACTTCTGAGAACTGTTGCGGTTGCGTCTGTGGTTTGACGACCAAGTAATAACGTAGCTGTTTGTTGAGCGCCTGCAAGAGCTGTAATTGGGCTAACTGATGCAGGCGCTACAAAGTTTCCGGCAATACCTCTTGTTGTTCCATAATTACCACCAAGAACAATAGAAGCATCGCCAGATGCTGTGTTAATTAAACCACCAACAACTGATGAATATGAATTAGTGGCATTGCAACCAAAACCGCCACCTATAAATGCAGAAGCATTACTTGCACCATTTGCGTACCCGCCAACAATAGAAGAATTTTGACCGCTTGCTGCGTTGCTTGAACCACCAACAATAGAAGAACCTTCACCGCTTGCTGTGTGGCTAGTCCCACCGCCAATAAAGCAGTTAACCGATGTTGCAGCATTATTATTCCCTCCTGCTATTGCAGAATTATAGTTAGCTGAAGCAATATTTGCTTTATTTAACGAAATCCAGCCACTTGAATAAATACCACCGCTTATTCCAAAAGAAATGGCTTGTTTTGAATAAACAAGAATTATTGATTCGCCTTGTCCTAACGTATACAAAGCAGAATTTATATCTGCGCCACTTCCATTTGTATCGGATGAGTAAATTTGAATATATTGAGTGCCGCTACTGTATCGTTGATTAGCAATGGTTATTTGTTTACCTTCAATCGGTGCTGTTGGCAAATAAACTCTAATAGTGCTATTGCCTGTTGCACCAGTGCGAAAGACTTGAACGGGAGCGCAGTCATCTGGCAAAGATACTGAGCGAACAGCGGCTGTGCTTGCAAATGTTCTAAAGAAATCCCACACCTGAATTGCAGGCGTGTTCTCGGACGCAAACCCCGTAAACATCAATAATCTCCACCAATAGCAGTCAGGTGGAAGCCTGCCGCCACTGCTGTACCAAACGTAGCGTACACACGATAACCTGCTGCCAAGCTAATGTTCAACGGCAAGATGATGTCGGGTTGTTCTGCCGTTTGCGATACCGTTGTTGCTGACAGTGTTCGCTCAAGATACAACGTGTTGTTAGCTGCTGTTGTAGTTACAGAACCGTTGTTAATCCAGATGCGGATCACAGTCGCCACGTTAGTGCCAAGCGCCCTGACCTTAATGAAATCAAGCCGTGAGCCTTCCACAGCACCCGCTGTTTCAATCGGGCCGTAGATCGTGCCGCTGGTCAGGTCGGTTGTTGTGTTGGCCGACAAGCCGGGAGTGCCAGCAGTTGCGGCTGTTCCGCTTACCCAAGAGTTAACGGGTATTTTCGGGAAAATAGGTGAGATATTTTGTGCCATTACATTGCTCCAATCATCCAAGTATCTAAAAGTGCTTTAGGTGAAGCAGTGCCGCCGCCACCAGTTGCAGACAGCGTTCCAGCACTCAGCAAAAGCCCACTGCCAACAGCAATTTCTTCTGCCGCACCCGTTCCAGCAGTAGAGCGCCCAAGCAGGTTCCCGGTAGCCATGTTAATGGCGTGCGCTTCATTCCACTGAGCCTTACGGATTTCTCCGTTGCCAGCGTCAGTGCCAGTGGCTTGGGTTGCATGAGTGACTTGGATGGTCATATTAAGCCAGTGTTACGCTCAAAGAACCGATGGCAATACGGAACACATCACCAGTTGCAATGGCCTTAGAAGCATCCAAGGGTGTGTGATACAGCAAGTTGCCAGCAGTCAAAGCGTCACGGATGCCAACGTGAGTAATAGTTCCCCACGAGTTGCCAGCTTGAGGAAACTCAATAACCGCGCTGTTTGTTGTTGCACCGTTAGATGGTGCGCCAAATGTGATTGATTGACGAGCATAAGCAGTGCCGGAACATTCAGTCCCAGTATCAGCATCAGTTGGATCTGTGGTGTACAGAGCCAGATACACAGTCGTTGGTGCTGTGTATGCGGTATTGCGGAGAGTCACATTTACAAGTGCGTTCTCAAGATAGTTCGACATTTCAGCCATGATTTACCTCACAAAGTTGTTTTGATTACAAGGGGTACGCCTGAGTATTGACCTTCTTCGTCAGAGCGTGTTATTGATGCCATTGCTCTATCAAACATAGTTCCCCATGTGTTGATTCGTGCATCGTCCATCAAATAGGGTGCGGCCTCAAGCAAAGAGCCATAAAGCAGAGCATCGGGCGTGTTAGCCAAGAAAGCGTTACTAGCATTTGAGCTACTCAAGAATGTTGGAGCGCCAAAGTAAAACATCTTTAACGTATATACAGCATCAGGGATTGGCGACAGTTGGAAGTCGTTAGCCAGGACTGTGTAATCTTGTGGCTTGCCTGATTGCCATGAGCGTGTGTTTCGGTTAAAGGCCGAAGGGCTGTAGTAGTTCAAAGGCTGAACTGGATTGCCAACGACAACAAAGTCACGCACCTCAAGAAAGTCGCTTGGAAGTTCAACAGTCTCATCACCGGCAACAGTTGCAGTCGTAACAGACTTCAGCATTTGACGGATACGCAAGTCACGGCGCAAGCGAAGTTCAGCCAAGCGAATGAAATCAGGGATCTGTGTAGTCAGATCAGTTCGAGCCAAATAACCGGCGATGGTTGTTTGTAACTCAGTGTAGGTTGTGAAGCTCATTTAGATCACTCCTGGACGAGTACGCCATGCACGATTGTCTGGGTTATTGAGCCACATCGCAAACTTAGCGTTGTCAATAACGTGAAACCCACGCATGATGCCTTGGTTGTTCAGGTCATCAATAGCAGTCAAAGGAATCGACGCTACCTTGTTCCCGTAGGGATTATCAGACCACTTGGCCCGTTCGTCGTAGCTGTTGAACTCTTGCTTATTGCGTTCAATGATGGCAGATACGTCTTGAGCAGTTTGAATGACCAAACCGCCTTCACCATCAGCGTGAGCAACAGATTTGCGAAATGTAGGGTTTTCCATAGTTGCAATTCTAGCATTTACATGATAAATAAAAAAGCCCCCCAAGGTTTCCCAAGAGAGGCTTTTGGCTAACTTACGTTAGATCAAGGTGTCAAGTCAGCGATACAGCCATGAGCAGCTTGGTTCTTGACTTCCAGAGTCAATTCGCACAGCAACTGAGTCTTCTCAGCATCACCAGTTTTAGCCAACTCAATGGTTTCAAAAGGACGCAAGAAGGACACGGCAGCCATGTCGGGGTCAACAATGAACGCAGTCTCATCGCAGTTGTTGGTGCTGTTCATGAAGCGGTTAGGCACAACCGAAATAGTGCCGAAGTCGCTCATATAGACATCAGCAGCGCCGATGATGGTGGTTGGCTGGTCGGAAGGAGCCATGTAACGCTGTGCAGCGATACCAGCAAAAGCCGAAACCAGTTGCTTGTGAGCAGGGTTAACCATCAACACTTTAGGCGAGCCACCAGCGGTGTACACCTCGGCAATCACAGTCTTCAAGATTGTCTCAGTGAAGGTGCGGTTTGTGCCGTCAGTACGGGCAGTAGAACCACCAGAACCAGCAACGCCGCTTGTGCCGCCGTCATAGTTGGTGTTCAGCCATGCTTGCAGGCCACCCAAGGTGCGAGCAGTGCTGGAGTTACCAGCAGCAGACACTTGGTTAGACAACAAGGTCAACTCGATGTTGCGCTTCAGTTCAGCCGAAACTTTAGCCATCTGGTAAGCCTTTTCAGACTTACGACCAGCTTTGTCAACAGCTTCCAAAGTACCGGCAATAGCGATAGCCTTGGTAAAGATCTGAGTGCGGTTGCCAACACGGGTTGTAGGGCTTGCTGTGATGCTGGACTGATCCGCACCTTCAACAGCACCACCCAAAGCAGCACTTGCCAAAGCGTCAGTCTGCCACTCATGGAAAGTAGCAGTTGCTTTGTTCTTGCCGATAGACGACATGAAAGGCGTGTCGGTGGGAGAGATGTTATAGATAACATCGGAGAGGTCTTCGCGCATACCGATGGCGGTATAGGTTTGATAGGTAGGCATTTTAAAGCTCCAAAAATTTAAAGGAATCGTTCAAATGCAGCAGCAGCATCACGGACTTTGCCGGTTTGACGCAGCCTTTGCATCACTTGTTTATCTTGCGATGACTGAGTGTTTGGCGTTGAAGTTCCGGGTTTAAGCATCTTCGGGGCTTGCTGGACTTTCTTCAAAGTCTCCGGCTTACCCTTTTGAAGTTGCTCAAACTTCATTGCTTTATACAAAGTCAACACAGCACGATGGTCGTACACTGAGGAGAGTTCTTGATCTGACCAGCCAACAGACTTTGCATATTCACGGATTTCTTTCCGAATTGCATCACCCTTTGGCGTGTTCAGTTCTGGGATAACAGACGCGAGCTTTTCAGATTCAAACTTGAGATGGTTTTGCAGGCTTTGCTGTTGCTCCGCTTGTTGCTGTTGGGCAATGCGTTGCTGTTCGGCTCTTACTACTGC